CTTTGTGAGGCCTGCGAACTTGACTTTGTGCTTAGCAACGAACTCATTCTTTGAGAGCATAAAAACACTTGCGATTTTGTTTTTCCCGTGTTGGGCATAATAACTCTATGCCTCGAGCTGCGCGCGCCGGAGAAATTATAATCCCCTCCCCGACGCGCGCGCCTTTCCCACCCTACCACCCTGGGCCCGTGCGCTTAGCAGTCCACCTCAGCCAGCCGACCCAAGGCAGAGTCGGTCAGCATAAAAGGCAGGCTGGTTGCACGCAACAGGCTTACTTGAAAGGCTTGCTCGTCCGATGCCGTCAATCCGTACCGCGCGGCGATGAACGCCCACGTGTCAACCTGCGGCTCAGCGACGTCGATGCCCTGGGCAGCGACCATGCGAACTGTCGCAGGATCGTGGTAGCACCGGTAGCACTCTGGCAGCAGATCCATCACGCGGCGCAAGTAGCAGCGCAGGAACGGAACAAAACAATACGGCATGAACGAGTTGACTGTCGACGCGAGATCTCGATATCGCGTGACAGGACCCGGCCGGGTGACGGTCCAGCCGAGTGTTGCCATCAGACGCCCTGGTTTAGGCGACCAATAGCAGTTTCCGCTAACAGGCACAAACAAGCCGCTCAGGAAAGTGGCGTTGTGCGTCTCGGTGTGCAGTTTCAGCTTGAGTTCATAACCCAGCTGTAGCTTGATGATGGCAGCCGTTTCACGCTCAGTGTCAGCCAGCGTCATCCCGCCGCGCCGGCACGCGTCGATCGCCCGTCCAGTTGAATACTCGACGAGAAACTCCTGAATGGAGTTGCCGATGGACGTGCACCAGTCGCCAGATCGTGTGCGAGCCGTGTATGCGGCGCTGATCCCGAGGTTGCTGGTTGTGTACGTGTTGCGCTGTGATAAGCGTGCCTTCTCGAAGAAGAACCGAGGCGGCGATGCAGCAAACGTGCGGAATACGCGCCACTTCCAATCTAGAAACAGCGTGTGCATGTGTGCGTCGTGGCGGCTTCCGTCCGACTCGACGATGACCGGGCGGCCCGTAACCGGGTCGCAGATCACGAACAAGGCATCATCCCCGCACGCTGCGTAACACGGCCACCCGAGCTTGCCCTCGACCGCGTTCATGAACCACTCACCCAGCTCGCCCGTAGACGTGCTAGTAGCAATAAAGAAACGTGAATCGTGGCTGAACAACGCCTTGATGTGTTTCGCCAGCTGGTAAAAGTAAGGCGCATACAAGACGTTGTAAAAGTCGATGGCGGCAGTGATGACGCGCGGGTCGGAGTTTGTGCCCTCGTCGGCTGGAACGAATTTCTTCTCAAGCTTCA